AACAGCGTTAATTGATAAAGATAGATCAGATACTCATCAATTTGTTAAATATTATTTGCGACCTGTTTTAAAATCTAACCCAGATTTATTATATAATCAAAAATGGTTAGAACAATTAAACGCTGATTGTGATAGTGCAAGGATGGTTTTTGCTGATGGTAAAACTAATAATTTTATTTATGTAAATAAAAAACTGTGGGAGAAAAAAAATAAGATTTGGTTTTCCAATGATAATTGTTTTTCTTCTTATTCTTGGATGAGTAATATTTCTTCTGGTTTTGGTCGATCTTCTAACTATCATAATAGTTGGGATTATGCTGATCAAGAAAATATAAATTATTTAAAATCAGACGATGCAAAACAAAAACCTAAAGGCGATCAACAAAAACTTTTTGATTATCAAGAAAATGATCCTATGGATTTTTTAGATATGCCTTTGGATGACGAACTATTATGTCAAATGGATGAAAATCAAATTGCTGATTATGTAAAGAACAATAACGATGAGGTTATTAATTATTTACAGCAATTAAAAAATGACTTTTTTTATAATGAATAACCAATAGCCATTGGTTGTGATAGTGCCTTGAATAAATAGTAATCTTACAAACAATAAAATTTTTTTAACAAGAAAGGAAAATTATGTTAGATAAATTTCAAGAGCAATATCTTTTTGCTAGTGTTGAAAAACTAGAGCATATTAAAAAAGAGATAACGAAAATATGGAGCAATAACAATTATTATGTTAATGACGAAAAAATAAATAATAGCATTGATAAAGTTATAAGCGATATTAAAAATATTAAACCATCGTTGTTTAATAATCCTAGTGTTGCTAAATACAACACACCAGATGGGAGATACCCAACAACACCAATTATAAAGGATGAAGAATGAAAATATATATGCACCCTATTTTATTTAGATCTAAATTACTTATGTACTTATATATTTGGTACATAGTTTTAATTAAAATAAAACTTAAATATTATTTATTTAATAAATAATAAATCAATGGCAAGTTAAACTCTTTGATCCTGCAATTAAAATTGCAGGATCAATAATCACTGAATGATATACAGCGTCTAGGTACTTACGATTAATTGACAAACTGGAATAGTTATCAATTTTACCCCACCCACCTAAATGGAGAAGAAGGTACTTACTATCGAGGTCTGTAGTCCTGATTGATATAAACGTAGAATATGGTAAAACATTCAATATGCAATTTAATCCGCAGAAACTGGAGCATTTATCCGATACGGATCTTAAAATTATTCTTAAAAAGCTTGAATTAGAGTATCAACAAAAGACTCAAAACGATTTTTTATTATTTGTAAAATCCGTATGGACGGATTTTATTCAGGGAAAGCACCACGTTAAGTACGCCGAGAAGCTTGAAAAAGTTGCCAATGGTACCTTAAAGCGCCTCATTGTGAATATGCCCCCCAGGCATACCAAGTCAGAGTTCGCGTCCTATCTCTTTCCTGCCTGGTTCATAGGAAAAAATCCTAAAGCCAAGCTGATGCAGACCACGCATAACGCGGAGCTCGCTTTTCGTTTCGGTCGTAAGATGAAAAATTTAATTGATTCCCCTGAATACAGGAAAAATTTTCCTGACGTGAAACTGGCTTTTGATTCAAAGGCCGCGGGCCGTTGGGAGACCAACCAGGGCGGCGAGTATTTCGCGGCCGGCGTGGGGGGAGCCATCACGGGCCGTGGCGCGGACTTATTGATCATTGATGATCCGCACTCCGAGCAGGACGCGCTCTCCGAGTCCGCTTTGGACAACGCGTATGAATGGTACACCTCGGGACCGAGGCAGAGGCTTCAGCCCGGAGGTTCCATCGTCATCGTGATGACCAGGTGGTCGACCAAGGATCTGACGGAGCGTCTGCTCCGCAACCAGTCCGAGCCGAGGGCGGACCAGTGGGATCTCATAGAGTTTCCAGCCATCCTGCCGAGCGGGAAGCCGCTGTGGCCGGGGTACTGGCAGAAACAGGTGCTGATGCAGACCAAGGCGTCATTGTCCGAGGCCAAGTGGCAGTCGCAGTACCAGCAGAATCCAACGTCCGAGGAGGGAGCCCTCATCAAGCGCGAATGGTGGCAGCGATGGGAGAAGGAGGACATTCCCGATCTCATTCACATCATCCAGAGCTATGACACAGCTTACAGCAAGAAGGAGTCCGCGGACTACAGCGCGATAACGACGTGGGGCGTCTTCAAGCCCGTGGAGCACGAACCGCCGGCCATGATTCTCCTGGACGCGCAGAAGGGACGGTGGGATTTTCCCGAATTGAAAAAAGTCGCCTACAAGCAGTACAAGTATTGGGAGCCGGAGACCACGATCATCGAGGCGAAGGCGAGCGGGATGCCCCTCACGCACGAGCTGCGCCAGATCGGCATACCCGTGATTAACTTTACACCGTCAAGAGGAAATGATAAGCATACAAGGGTTAACGCGTGTTCAACATTATTTGAATCAGGAAAAATATGGGCACCGAAGGAGAGATGGGCGGAAGAAGTTATTGAAGAATGCGCAGCTTTCCCTTATGGTGACCACGATGATTACGTGGACACCGTGACACAGGCGCTGATGCGTTTCAGACAGGGGGGACTGTTGGCGCTGCCCGATGACTACGAGGATGAACCCGTTGATCACGGGAGGAGAGAATATTACTGATGGCAAGAGAATTACCGATTAGACCCGAAGTGGAAGAGGACTTGGTCGTTGAGGAATCAGCGCAAGTTCAGATAAAAGCGCCGGGAGACCTGGTTCAGGAGGACGTGGAAATGATGGAGGATGGCTCAGCCATCGTCAATCCGGATCCTATATCCGCGGCCCAGGGTGACTTCGGCGTCAACCTGGCGGAAATCGTTCCCGAAGGGGAGCTCACGACACTGGCCAATGACTTATCCGGAAACTATGAGGAGGACAAGTCAAGCAGGGGAGATTGGGAAAAGGCCTACGTGGATGGATTGGATCTTCTGGGATTCAAGTACACCGACCGGACACAGCCCTTCACGGGCGCGAGTTCCGTCACCCATCCGCTCTTAGCGGAGACCGTTACCCAATTTCAAGCACAAGCGTATAAGGAATTACTCCCTGCCGACGGGCCGGTGAGAACACAGATTGTTGGCGAGATCACTCCTGAAGTCCAGGATCAGGCCAACAGAGTAAAAGACTTCATGAACTATCAGATCATGGATGTCATGGAAGAGTATGATCCCAATATGGATCAATTGCTCTTCTTCCTCCCGCTCGCTGGCAGTGCGTTCAAGAAGGTCTATTATTCAGATCTCAAACAACGCGCTGTCGCCGAGTTCATACCAGCGGAAGACATTGTTCTTCCCTATTTAACAACCGAGATTCAATCGTGCGAACGCATTTGTCACGTCGTGACGATGATGGATAATGAACTGCGCAAGAAGCAGGCTTCCGGATTCTTCCGTGACGTTGACGTTCAGCCGGCGCTGCCGACTGACAGCGACATTCAAAATAAATATAATGATTTAGAGGGAACGAATGAGGAAACGTTGATGGACACCTACAATCTTCTGGAGTTTCACGTGGACTTGGACCTGGCGGGATTTGAAGATCCAACCGGCGTCAAGGTTCCCTACATTGTCACCATTGACAAGGACTCGCAAAAGGTGTTGGCCATTTATAGAAACTGGAAACCCGATGACCCCCTTAAAAAGAAAAATCAATATTTTGTCCATTACAAGTTTTTACCTGGCCTTGGCTTTTACGGCTTTGGCCTTATCCACATGCTCGGAGGTCTCTCAAGAACTGCGACAGCAGCCCTTAGACAGCTTATCGATGCAGGTACGCTGTCCAATCTCCCTGCTGGATTTAAGGCTCGGGGACTGCGAATTAGGGACGATGACAATCCACTCCAACCAGGAGAGTTCCGGGATGTAGACGCGCCAAGCGGCAATCTCCGGGAAGGATTAGTTCCTCTGCCCTACAAGGGACCCGATGCGGTCTTGTTCCAGCTTCTAGGATTTGTCGTCCAGGCGGGACAAAAGTTCGCGGCCATCGCTGATCAGAAGATAGGCGAGGGCTCACAGGCCAATCCTGTGGGAACGACGATGGCGCTGATTGAGCGCGGAACGAAAGTGATGAACGCGATTCACAAGCGTTTGCATTATTCACAAAAAATAGAATTCAAATTACTGGCTAAGGTATTTCAATTGTACCTGCCTCCGGAATATCCATTTATGGTCAAGGGGGGAAACAGGCAGATTAAAGTAGCTGATTTCGATGACAGGGTGGACATCATTCCTGTCTCTGATCCGAATATTTTCTCAATGGCGCAGCGTGTCACGCTGGCCCAAACCCAGATGCAGATGGCGCAGGCAGCTCCTGAG